CACGCCCGCATCAAGTCCTGGCTGATGGGCAAGCTCGGTCCCGACGTCTTCCGCCGGTACTTCGTCAAGGGTGACAAGGTGTCGACCGACAAGAACGCCCGCGCCGACTACCTCAACAGCGAGGATGCCAAGGAAGCCGACCCGGAGGTGATCGAGTTGATCGAGGTGGTCGACGACGCAGGCAAGGCCAGCGTCTCCAAGTTCAGGGCGATGGCCGCCAGGGCGGTCGACAACGGCCGCGCCGAGGGCTCGTACCTCTGCTACGGGGCGGCCCAGACGAAGCGGTACAGCAGCCGGGGCGTGCAGATGCACAACCTCCTCAGGAAGGGGCCGCCCGACCTCCAGGCGGCGATCCAGTCGGTCCTGAGGCATCAGGTGCCCGGCAAGGTCATGCACGTCCTGGCGAGCCTGCTGCGCCCCACCATCAAGGCGTCCGAGGGCAAGGTGCTGGTCTGGGGCGACTGGTCGGCGGTCGAGGCTCGCGGCATGCCCTGGCTGGCCGACTGCCGGTGGAAGCTCGACCTCTACCGCAAGGGCATCGACGTGTACCGTGTAAATGCCCAGAACATCTTCGGCGTGGCACCCGCCGACGCGACCGACCACCAGCGGCAGATCGGCAAGGTCAGCGAGTTGTCGCTGCAGTTCGGCGGTGCCAAGGGGGCGCTCAAGGCGATGGCTCGCGGCTACAGCATCGGCCTGCGCGACGAGGAAGCCGAGGGTATCGTCGAGGCGTGGAGGGAGGCCAACGCATGGGCTGCAGCCTATAGCTACGGGCTGTACAAGGCGTTCGTCGCCGCCTGCCTGGGCACCGACACCACCGTCGGCCGCATCACCTACCGGCAGATCATCCCGATGCTGGAGGGCACCGTCAGCATCGCCTGCGACCTCCCCGGCGGCACGACCCTGTATTACCACGGCGTCAAGGGGCACGTCGCCCTGGCGAGCCCGACGATGCCGGGCCGGTTCGCCCTGGTCAGCATCGGCGACGGAGACGCAGGCTACGACGGCGAGGCCATCAATACCTGGGAGACGGAGATCGTCTTCACCAAGACGCTGCCCGCAGGCTTCCGCATCGAGCGCATCTGGCACGGGCTGTTCGCCGAGAACACCACCCAGGCGCTCTGCGCTGCCCTGCTGCGCGATTGCGTCGACCGTGTAAATGCTGCGCTGGTGGGGTGGCGGGGCCACATCGACGTGATCGGCCACACTCACGACGAGATCATCTTGGAGTGCGACGAAGAGCGTGCTGATGTGGCAGCAGGGCTGCTGTCGAAGGAGATGAAAAGGGTGCCAAAATGGCTGCCCGGTTTCCCTCTCGACTGCTCGGTGACGACGGCTGACAGGTACGGCAAGTAGACAAAGAAAAAGCCCCAGGGCGCAAACCCTGGGGCTCTTTCCCCCATCAACCACCACAGTCTAAGGGAGCCTCCGCATGAAGCAGCCGAATGCTAGCACAGGGCAAACCGAGCAACAGCAATTCCTGGCGTTGATGAAGGAGGGGCTGCCCCAGGGCTCCTACTTCCAAGTAGCCCAGAGGATCACCCTCGCCAACGGCCGCGAGGTCTACCCCGCAGAGCCCTGGCGCGAGCAGCACCTCGAAGGTCCCTGGTACTTCTCGACCGGCGCGAGCAGCGACCGCAAGCACCGCCGGGCCAAGGACTTCGTCGCCGTCCGCGCCATCATCCTCGACGACATCGGCACCAAGATCGACCCCGACCGCATCACGGTCGAGCCGACGTGGCGGCTGGAGACGAGCAAGGGCAACTACCAGTGGGGCTACCTGCTGAAGACCTGGGATGCAGACATCGAGAAGGCCGACGGGCTGATGAAGGCGCTGGTCGCCGCCGGGCATCAGGACAAGGGAGTCAACACCGCCTGCCGCCTGTTCCGCATACCCGGCAGCCTGAACACCAAGAAGGACCGCGACAATTTCGTCGCCGACCTGATCACCATCGACGGCAAGCGGACCTTCACGCTGAACAGCATCGCCAAGGCGTTCGACCTCAAGTTCGCGCCCGTCGAGAAGAAGGAGGGGGACGCCGCCCCGGTCACCCTGGAAGACCCGATCTTCAAGTGGCTGCAGGAGCGCGGCATGGTCCGCCACGAGTTGACCGAGGGCTGGTGGGAGATCGACTGCCCCTGGGCCGAGGAGCATTCGTCGACCGACCGCACCGAGGCGAAGTACCGCCCGTCGTCCAACCCTGGCGCGATGTGCCACCACGGGCACGGCGAGGACGGCGGTGCCTTCCGCAACCGGTTCTTCACCTGGGTCGAGGAGCAGGGCGGACCCAAGCTCGGGGCCACCCGGTCGGCGGTGACCGATATGTTCAAGGCGCTGGGCGAGCGGCCTGTAGACCCGGCCTTCGGTATGCCGCCGCCGCAGCGCGCCGAAGGCGAGAAGTACACCTTCGGCACGCTGCGCGCCGACATCGGCCTGCTCCCCAACGACGTCCTGCCCGACCGCGATGTCACCCAGGAAGGCCACAACAAGAAAGTCCAGCCCTGCACCATCGACAACATCGAGGCAGGGCTGAAGCACCTGGGCATCCAGCCCCGCTTCAACCTGATGACCGCCGCCACGAGCTACATCCTGCCCGACCGCGTCGACATGAGTGGCTTCGGGTCCAAGACCCGGCACGAGATCGACGAGATGGTCCGCTGGTCGATCCGGTCGATCTTCAACCGTGCAGGCATCAGCAACGAGCAGAAGGTCGACACCGCCGTCTCAGGGCTCGCCAGCAGCGTTTACTGGCACCCGGCCAAGGACTGGATCGAGTCGAAGCCCTGGGACGGTCAGGACCGGCTGCAGCACCTCCTGGGCTCGGTCAAGACCGCGAACCCCGACCTGTTCAAAACGTATTTTCGTCGCTGGGCATTACAAACAATCGAGGCCGCCTGCGGCTGGGCGGTCAGTGCCGAGAGACGCGAGCAGCAGAAAAGCCTGTGCCTCGTCCTGGCTGGCAAGCAGGGCATCGGCAAGAGCCGCTGGCTGGCGTCCCTGGCCCCTGGCTACTTCGTCGGCGGTCGACACCTGTCGCTCGACTCGTCAGTCTCGGGCTCCCGCGACTCGGTCCACTCGGTCCTCCAGGGCATGATCGTCGAGCTTGGCGAGCTTGACACCACCTTCACCAAGAGCGCCAACGGCAGCCTGAAGGCGTTCCTCTCCCAAGCCGTCGATGTCTACCGGCAGCCCTATGCCGAGACACCGATCCGGCGGCCGCGCTGCGCGTCCTTCTGTGCCACCGTCAACGACGACCAGTTCCTGCAGGACGACACCGGCAGCCGCCGCTACGCCGTGATCTGGGCGGACAAGTGCGACACCGATCACACGACCGACATGCAGCAGTTCTGGGCGCAGATGCACGACACCTGGGCGAAGGGCGGCGTCGAGGGGCAGTGGTGGCTGACCCCCGACGAAGAGAAGCTCCAGGCTGACAACAACGAAAGGTTCCAGGCCGCCGACGGCATCGCCGACATGATCCAGATGGAGATCGAGAAGCGGGAAGCCCGCGACCTCTACCCCCAGGAGTGCAGCCTCAACGCGACCGGGGTCCTGATGGTGATCCAGCAGCGGGCCGAGGACCGGGCGCTGCGCCGCCGGGCCAAGGCCGCCTGCATCAAGCTCATCGGCCCCCCGGCCGACTACCGCAAGCGGGACGGCACGGCCGAGTCCTGGGTGTTCTGGCTGACTGCTACCGAGGCCAAGAGCCTGGGCGTGAAGCGGCTGCGCCCGAGCAAGGTGTGAGCGAGTCGAGCCTGGAGCGGTCTGCCCGCCTGCACGCTGCGAAGCGCAAGGTCCGCTCGGCCAAGCTCCAGGGCGGCATCGTCGGCGAGCCCGACCGGGTGTTCTTCCTGCCTGCAGAGCGGTGCTGGCTGGTCGAATTCAAGTCGGCCACCGGCCGCCGGTCGCCCCGCCAGGAGATCGTCCACGAGGAGTACCTGCACCTGGGCCACAAGGTCGACACGATCCGGTCGATGCCCCAGTTCAAGAAGGCGCTTGACATGAAGCTTCAGGCTCCTGTAGACTAGAGGCTCACCACCTGAGAACAGCATGCAGTACGAGCCCCTCCCCTTCCAGCAGCGCGCCATCTCCCTGGTCTGCCAGCAGCCGGGCAGCGCCCTGCTCCTCGACCCTGGCATGGGCAAGACGGCCATCACCCTGGCTGGTCACTGCGTGCTGCAGCACCACGGCGCGATCCAGGCGACCCTGGTCATCGTCCCGCTGCGCCCCATGCACCTGACGTGGCCTGCCGAGGTGAAGAAGTGGGACCAGTTCAAGCACCTCAAGCTGTCGACGATCCACGGCACGGCCGCCCAGCGGCTGGCAGCGGTCGAGGCGAAGGCCGACGTGTACCTGATCAACCCGGAGAACGTGGCGTGGCTGGTGGCCCTGCTGCAGGGCTCCCTGGGGCTCTTCGGCACCAAGCCCGGCCTGCTCGTGGTCGACGAGTCGACCCGGTTCAAGAACGCCCAGAGCGTCCGCTTCAAGGCGCTGAAGACGATCCTGCCGCTCTTCCCCCGCCGCACCATCCTGACCGGCACGCCCGCTCCCCAGGGCATCGAGGACCTGTTCGCGCAGATGCAGATCGTCGACGACGGCAAGCGCCTGGGCCGGTTCATCACCCACTTCCGCAAGCTGTTCATGTTCGCCACGCCCCTGCGCATCGGTGGCGGCCGCACCATCGACGAGTGGCACGTCCGCCCTGGCGCTGCCCAGATGATCGCCGGAGCCATCGCCGACGTCTCGCTGCGCCTGCAGGCCGAGGACTACCTGACGATGCCGGACATCTCGTACAACGTGATCCCGGTCGAGCTTCCGAAGGCTGTGCGCTCGGTCTACAAGGCGCTGGCCGACGACCTCGTCGCCCAGGTCGGCGACCAGAAGCTGACGGCCGTCACCGCCGCCGCCGCGACGATGAAGCTGCGCCAGATCACCAACGGCTGGGCGTACAACGAGTCGGGCTCGGTCCACGTCCACGACGCCAAGCTCGACGCCCTGGCCGATCTCGTCGAGGAGCAGGCTGGCACGCCGCTGCTGGTGGCGGTCGCTTTCCTGCACGAGGTCGACGCGATCCGCGTCAAGCTCGCCTCGATCCTGCCCAAGGGCACCAACATCCCCTACCTGGGCGGCGGCGTCAGCAAGACCGCAGCCAACGACACGGTCGCCGCCTGGAACGACGGCAAGGTGCCGGTGCTGCTGGTCCACCCGACGTCGGTCGCCCACGGGCTGAACCTCCAGGCTGGTGGGCACGCCGTCTGCTGGTTTGGCCTGACGTGGAACCTTGAGGAACACATCCAGACCAACGCCCGCGTGTACCGTCAGGGTCAAACCAAGCCTGTGGTGATACACTACCTCGCCGCGAAGGACACGGTCGACGAGAGCATCGCTGATGCCCTGGCGTCCAAGTCCGACCTGCAGTCCGCCATTCTCAACCGCCTGAAGGGGTCCAAGTGAGCAAAGCAAAATCGACCAAGAAGAAGGTCATCGCCAAGGAGCCGGTAAGCCGTCTCGCCGTCGTCACCCTGTCCAAGGACATGCCCGGTGGCAAGAAGACGACCGACCACCCGCTGGTCTGGCTCGTCCGCGAGAAGATGGGCGAGCGCAACAAGTCCGACCTCGCCCGGCACCTCGACGTGCGGCCGCAGTCGCTCTACAAGTGGGAGCGCCTCTGCCGTGGCGACCGCAACTACCCGCTGCCGATCCCCCGTGCGCTGCAGATCGCCAAATTCTTCCGGGTCAAGCCCGGCCTGTTCCGTCCCGACATCTTTGGAGCCTGACGTGCCTGGAATCCGCGACCCGTACACCTTCACCTTCACCATCGAGGAGACTGAGCTTGTCCTCCAGGGGCTGGGCAAGCTCCCCGCAGAGCGGAGCTACAACCTCCTGACCCGGCTGGGCCAGGAGATCGCCCAGGAGAACCAGTACCGGCAGAACCCGCCGTCGTCCCACATCACCGGCAGCGATATGCCGACAGCAGCCGGTGCGCCCGACGCGCCGCCGGTCCAGTAACATCTAGGTCCCTGCAGGGGTTTCCCAGGCACCTCTCCTAAGCCTGGGGTTCGTCAAGGAGTACACCGCTATGAAGAAAATCCTCACCGCACTTGCCCTGGCGGCAGCCGCTGCCAGCGCCGGGGCTGTCACCATCGGATTCGAGAACGAATTCAGCGGGGGCACCAACTGCGCCAACGCCGTCACCGGCTGCTCGATCTTGGAGGTCACCCAGACCGCCACGGGGGTCCACTTCGACCTCCAGGGCACGATGGCCCCCGGTGAATTCATCACCAGCCTGTACGGCAACTACGCTGGCGGGCCGCTCGCCATCAGCAACGTCAGCGGCACTGGAGCCTCAGCCTACGAGGGCTACAGCTTCTCCAGCAACGCCTTCAAGGCCGACGGCGACGGGTACTTCGACTGGAAGATCGACCTGTCGAGCAACCCGCCGCGCTTCGACGGCATCGACGTCCTGTCCTGGGACTTCGCTGGCGCGGTGCTGCCGCTGTTCAACAGCATCAGCGTCGACGGCCCTCTCGGCAAGACCGGCTTCCTGTTCGCCACGCACGCCCAGGGCTTGACCGACGGTGGCAGCGGCTGGTTCAACGGCCAGTTGACGCCGACCTCGACGCCGTTCGACGTCACGCCGATCCCCGAGCCCAGCGAGTGGGCGCTGATGCTGGCCGGTCTGGCAGTTGTCGGCGGGGTCGCAAAGCGCCGTCAGGCCGCTCGCTGATCCTTCAGGCTACCCAGCCAAGGCCGCCTTCGGGCGGCCTTTTCGTTACGGGTAGTTGTGTTTAAACGCTGAGTCACTGGTCCCGCAGGAGCCGGAGCTTGGCGGCCCGGCGGGCGGCTTCCTTCGCCGGGTCGACCGGCTGCTGCTTGAAGAAGTCGATGGCCGGGGCCGGTGGCGCAGCGGCGACCGGCGGCGGGGGCTTGAGCCCCTCCTCGCGGTCCTCGCGGTCCTTGAGGGTCTTGCGGAAGATGTCTGCCATTTGAAGCTCCTGGGTCAACCGACCCGCATGAAGAGGCCGACGCCGCCAGCGGTCTGCGCGCCGATGTTGCGCCACGTCCCGTGGGTGATGGTGGTGGTGCCGCCGCCCCCGGTGTAGGCTCCCCACGATATCTGCTGACCACTGACGCCGCAGACGAAGGTCCCCAGGCCGGTGAGGGCTGCGCCGCCCCCAGCGATCACCGCCTGCCCGAAGACGATGGCCCCGATGGGGATGCTCGCGGCAACCGGGCCGGGGTCGACCGCCACATAGTAGCCGCCGACCGAGTTGTAGACGGCTGCTGCCCCCGACGAACTGATCCGAAACCGGTCGCTGTAGGTGAAGGGACGGGTCGCGCCGCCGGACGAGTACCTGAAGATCAGGTCTTGCCCGGCGATGTCAGAGTGGTGCAGCATCTGCCAGCTTGCCAGGGTGCTGGCGCTGGTGTGCCCGTTAAGCTCGACCTTGCCGCCGCCGTTGCCCATCGTGCCGACGTAGACGTTGGCGAGCGAGGCGCTGCCGTAGGGTCCGTAGACCGCCATCTCGGTCACTGCCCCGGTGCCGTAACTGCCCAGCGAGAGCATGTCCTGGCCGGTGGTGTTGCCGAGTCCGACGTACCCGCTGCCGGGCTGGATCGTCAGCAGCGGCCCGCCGTTCGCCGAGATGTCGAACCGGTTTGAAGCCCCGGTCTTGTCGCCCCCGATGTACCAGCCCTGGATGCCGGACTTGATGAAGGCAAGGGAGGGAACCTTACCAGCAGCAAAAATCTGAACCCAAGAGGAGTCGGCGGGGTTGTTGATCCCGTTGATACCGATCTCGCCCGAGGTGTTGATCTGAATGCGCGTGGCGTCGAGAGTCTGGATTGCCAGCGGGGCGTTGGTAGCCCCGACGCTTGTTCCGATAGTGACCAGCTTGGTCGCTGCCCCGACGCCAGTGATGCGGACGTTGAAGTCGGCATCGGCCCCGTTCGTCAAGGCAAGCGGCGTGGAGGTGGACGCACCCACGTTGAAGACCGCGACGCCCCCCTGGGCGTTGGCAGCAGCGACGTGCAGGCGGTTGCCTGCCGATGCAGCGCCGATGCCGACGTTGCCGCTCGTGTCGACCCGCATCCGCTCCGAGCCGCCCACAAAGAACGTCATCGCAGCGGTGTCGCTGGAAATGATGGCGCTATTGTTGGGCGGCTCTTGCACCCCCACCGTCAGGCCGTTGGCCTGGGTGCTGTTCAGCAGCCGGATGCCCTGAAGGGTGCCGGTATCGTTGATCTGCCTGATCAGCCCCTTGACGTCGAGCTTCGCCCCGCCCAGCGGCACCATGCCGATGCCGACCCAGCCAGAGTTGTCGATCCGCATCCGCTCGGTGGACGCGGTGTAGAACCGCATGGTGGCAGCGGCGTTGGTGTTGATCAGCGAAATCCCGCCCACGGTGTCGCTGTAGAGGACACCCGTGTCGCCGACCGGCCAGTCGGTGTTGCCGCTGCCGAGAGCCGCCAGCCCGAAGACGTGCCCCAAGTTGTTGGTCGCCTGGAAGCCAGCGTAGGCGTGCGTCAGCGCACTGAGGTTGGTGGCGAAGAAGCCTGCGGAACCATCGAAGTTTTCGGTGACGCTGACGTCGTCGAGCGAGACGATGCCGCCGTCTGCCTGCAGCACGCCGCCGATGCCGACGTTGCCGGTCAAGGTCACGTCGCCGACGACGCCCAGGTCGCCCGAGATGCCGAAGCCGACCGGGAAGGCGAGGTTGCTGTAGAGCGTGTAGTCGGTGCCCGACCACGAGGCGACCTTGACCCCCATGACCGAGACGGCCATCAGCCCTGGCGACTCGCGCCACAGGCCAGTGCCAGTCTCCGAGGAGAAGGCGAAGGCAGGCTGAAGCTCGGACCCGTCGACCAGCCGGAACGGGGCGATCATGCCGCCCCGGCCGTTGCGGTCTAGCGAGTCGGTGATGCCCTGGGCGATGTCGTCGGTCGTCGTGTTTGCCCAAGCCGACTGGATGACGGTGTTGGCGACGACGGGCGGCAGCGGAAGGCTGTAGGTGCCGGATACATTACGAGGCATAGGAGGCTCTCTTTGGATGCATTCTGGGCTGGGGCGCTGCGACCGTTCGTTCTCTTTTCGTTACTGGTAATTGCACGGTTGATTGTGCTACTGGCCCAGCAGTGCTGGCATCGCGCCGCCGATGCTCTGGCCGACCAGCGCCGCCTGGGGAAGCTGTCCAGCCCCGCGCAGCAGCCGCAGCCGCTCCTGGGCTGCGACGAACGCCCGCAGCTTGGCCGGGTCCTGAAGAAGCTCCGCTAGCTGGCGCTGCATCGCCTTGTCGGCCTTGCGGCCGCTCTCGGCCATCGCATACCGGCCGACGCCCAGGCCGGTCGGGAAGAGCGACTCCATGAGGGCGGCCTGGGTCAGGTTGCTGGCCGTGTCCGATCCGCCGCCGCCGGTCGACGCCTTCTTCGAGCGCGAGATGATGTCCTGGGCGCGGAGGTCCTTGGCGACACCTTCGAGGATGTCCTGCGACGGAGTCGCCAGGAGGTTCTTGCCCTTGTTGACGCCACGGGTCGATGAAGCCGCAGACTTCACCGCCTGGGTGAGGGCGTGCGGCTGGAGGTCGGGGATGTCCTCCATCCCGACGGTCGGCTTCAGCGGCATGCCGGTCGCCGGGTCGATGAACTTCGAGCGGATGTTGACGTCGGCCTTGGCCGAGTCGGCCTTGGTCATCATCTCGCTGTAGTCGCTCTTCCACTGGCCGAACTTGCCCTTGCTGGACTTGTCGAGGATGTCGTCCATCGCCTTGGTCAGGCTGATGACGAAAGGCTCGCTCGATGCTGCCCTGGTGGCAGCGGAGCCCACCCCAGGCACGCCAGCGAGCCCGCCAGCGACCGTGCGCCGCATCGTGTGCAGAAGCTCGGGGGTGACCTCGCCAGCCAGCCGCATCGTGTTCTCGATGTAGTCGACCGCGCTCTTCACCGCCGGGTTGCCGTGGTACTGCGGCGTGTTCTTGGCCGTCTGGAGCTTCTGGAAGAAGTCGTCCATCTCGGCGAAGAACCGGGTCTTGCCGATCTTCGGGTAGAGGTCGTTGACCTCCTTGCCGATGGCGTTGGCCTGACCCAGCCTGCCCGTCAGGTCAGCCTCAGTCTGCAAGCCCTGGTCGATGGCTTCCCAGCGGGCGGTCTTGGCGGCCCGGTCGTAGTCCATCCAGTGCTCGCCCCCGGTCGTCCGGCTGCCGCGCTCCAGGGCTGCCAGGGCAGGGTCCTGGGTCGCCCCGGCGGCCGTCGGCCCCGGCCCGCCGATGTGCGGGTGCGGCGTGTAAATGTCGGGCGGCACGGTGTCGCCAAGCTCGCGCTGCAGGAGCTTGGCGGTGCGCTTGCCGCCCAGGCTCTCGACCGCACGCTCGCCGACACGCCCGGTCCACTGATCGGGCAAGGCGGCCACGCCACGCTGCGCCAGGGTGCCAGCACCCCGGCCGCCTGCCATCGCCAGCCTGAGAGCCTGGGGCGCTACCTTGGCGGCGACGGCACCGCCGCCAGCGCCCATCGCCATGTTGGCGAGCCTCGACTCGTCGGAGGTCACCGGCTGCAGGGCACCAGCCCCGGCACCGCCAGCGGCCGCAGACATCGTCGGCGACCGGGCCATCGCCTGGGCGAGCCCGCCCATCCGGCCTGCTGCGGCACCAGCACCCAGCCCCAGGGGGATGGTCGGCGCGATCTCGCCAGCAAGCTGGAGCGCACCGCCACCGGTCGTCTGCGCGGCGAGGTGCTCGTCGATCTTGCGCTTCTCCCGAAGCTCCTCGTCGGTCATGCCCTGGCCGACCAGTTGCTTGGCACCTTGCCATGCCGTGTCCATGCCAGCGCCGACGTTGGTCAGCGCCTTCTGGCCCCAGGACATCCCCTCAGTCGGGTCGACGTTCATCGGGGGCTCTTCAGCCCTGGGCTGCGCCTGCCGCTCCATAGCGGCGGCACCACCCAGGGTCTGCTGCAGGACTTGGAACGCCTGCTCGGGGGTCGAGCCCGGCGGGCCGGTCACAGAGTGCGACCGGCCGTCGGGACCCGTGAAGCGGAACACAGGCATCACTGGCTCCCGTTGTAGGACCACCCGGCGGGCAACTGGCCGCCGCCGCCGGTCTGGCCGCCCGTGCCGCTGTCGACCTTGAACCCAGGCGGGGGCTTGTAACCCGGAGGTGCCCAGTAGCCGGACTTGTACCGGTTGGCGATCAGGCGCATCTCCTTCAGGGCGTTCTGGCGCACCTTGACCGGCAGCGTGTCGTCGGCGAGGTTGCCAGCCATCTCCTTGTAAAGCTGGGTGTCCTTGTCCGACTGCGGCCCTTCCATGCGCGGCTGGGCCATCGTCAGGTTGCCTGCGATCACCTTCAGCGGCCCGGCAGCCTCAGAGCCCTTGGTCGAGGCACCGAAGAAGGCGGCACCCTTGTCGACCAGGGCTCCAGCACCGGACCCGGTGGCGTTGCCCAGGTGCGCCTCTGCGCGGTCGAGCAGGTTCAGGATCGTCTGCGGGTCGGCCGTGCCCTTGCCGCTGCCAGCACCCTTGGCCCCGGCACCGGCACGGTCCTGGCGATCCTGATGCGCGAGGTCGGCAGCGTAGCGGCGGTCGGCGCTCGACTGGTTGGCGATGGCGGCCGTCTGCCCCAGCATCAGCCGCTTCATCTCCTCCTGCGACTCCATCTGCTGGCGGCGAAGCTCGTTGTCCGACTGCTTGGTCAGGACGTGCGCCCTGGCGTTGGCGAGGGACTGCAGCCGCGCCTGGACGCGGACGATGGCCTTCTCGCGCTCGAAGTCGGCGTCGGGGATGAAGCCCTGGGGTGTCATCGTCCCGCCCGTCACCTTCATCGGTGCTTCGGCTTCGGCAGCCTGCTTCAGGAACTGAGCCTGGAACGGGCTGTACCCTTCCCCGGCCTGCTGCGCCGCCAGGGCGAGCAGCATCTTGCTGTTGCCCGACTCGGCCCGCCTGCCGTACATCCGCTCCATCTCGGTGCGGTCGACCGGCTTGAGAAGCTCCTGCTCCTGGCGCTCGGCTTCCTGCTGGCGGCGGACGATGTCGGCGTACTCGGCCGCGAGGGGGTCAGGACCGGCCGGAGCGGGCCGCCCTGGCGCTCCAGCGCCCACGGTGATACCAACCCCGCCTGAGGAGCTTCCAGCGCCTCCTGGGCCGTTCTGAGGGCTCCGGCCGGTCGCCATGTCCAGGCCGCCGGTCGGCGGTCCAGCCGGAGGGACCGGTCCACCGGGCGGGACCGGTCCAGGCGGCGGCCCCCAGGAGCCGGTCTGGCCGCCCGTGTTGGGCTCGGGATCGCCCCAGGACCCCGTGGCACCACCCTGCGGCGACGGCCCGCCCTGGGGCGCACCAGCGGCCTGCCCAGGCGGCAGCACGCCGCCGCCAGGACCGTTGGCGACGAACGACGGCGGGCCGGGCTGGCGCGGCGGCGGGGGCATGCCGGGCGGCGGCATCTCGGGCGGGCCGGGCTGACTCATGTCGGCGAACGAGCCCGGCTGACCACGCAGCGCATTTACACGCGCAGCGCCAGGGCTCGGGGCTTGCTGAAGGTCCCCGAGGATCGTGCTGATTACGTCCTCGTACATCTCGACTCCTCAGGGGGCACCGTAGGTCTGCGTCGGGTCGATCATCGGCGGCGCGGCCATCGGCGGCTTGGCGACCGGGGCTTGGTAGCCCTGGCGCTGCTCCAGCGGCAGCGCCATCTGCTTCGCCTGCCGCTGGTCCTCGACGAGGTTGGCAAGCTGGGCGCGACGGTCGCCCATCACGTTCTGCGTCTGGTCGTTCAGCCCGCGCTGCTGCTGCGCGCCCATCACCTGACCGGCGACGTTGGCGATGGCCGAGAGCGGATGCGCTGCCTGGATCGTGCGAGCGCCGCCGCCCTGGATCATGCCGGGTAGCTCGGTCGTCTGGCGCAACTGGTTGAGCAGCGCCTGCTTCTTGGCGATGCTCTGGTCTGCAGCGTTGTTCGTCCCCTGCTGCATCATGTACTTGAGCAGCATCTCCTCGTTCTGAGGCTGCATGTTCGTCGGGGTCATGTTGATGTCGGGCATCTCGATCTCCTGGGGTTACATAGCCATCGCCGCGATACCCGCGACCGACCCGATGCCGGACATCAGGCTCTGGTTCTGCTGCTGCTTGGCGTTGTAGGCGTCCATGCCTGCGCTGTACTGGTCCTTGGCCGCGCCCGAGTAGTTGACGCCGCCAGCCGACGTCGAGGTATTGAAGCTCGGCATCGTGGGCATGGCGACCTGGGCACCGGTCAGCAGCGCGTTCATCTCGTTGAGCGGCATCGCCCGCTTCTGCATCTGCTCGGCGATCTGCTGCTGCCGCAGGGTGTTGGCGTACTGCGAGGCCGACAGGTCCTGCTGGAAATTCTGCTGGTTCGCGCCAGACATCATCCCGAAGTTTTGCTGGTTCTGCGCCATGCCCTGGCCGAAGCCCTGGGCTTGTGCCTGATTCTGGAACTGCGCCCCGGCGAGGTCCTGCTGGAACTGCTGGCCCTGGCCCTGCAATTCCATCTGGTAGTTGCGCTGCTGCTCGCCACCGGCCGTCTGCATGGCGTCGAACGCCTGCCGCGACTGGTTGTCCTGCAGGTTCTGCATCTCCTTCTTCCAGGCCGCGCTGCCACGGGTCAGCCCCATGTTCTGCAGCTTGCCTTCGAGCGCCGACTGCGCCTGCTGGTTCTGCGGCTGCATGCGGGCCATCAGCGCCTGCTCGGTGCGCTGCCGCCCGAGATCGCCACCGGCCTGCATGACGTTGGTCTTGCCGATGCCGGACATGATGCCCTGGCCTGCACCGCTCGACATGAAGGCGCTGGGGTCCGTCTCGCGGGCGGCAACCGCCTTGCCGCCAGGGGTGAGGGAGCCCCAGTCGAATTCGTTCGCCATCGCCTCGCCAGCGCGGCCGATCTGCGCCTGGGCAAGCTGGCTCTTGGCGTTGTCGACGTTCTGCTGGGCGTCGAGCGCCTCCTGCATCTTCGGGTCGACGTAGGTGTTCTGGGTCCACTTGGTGACTTGCTTGCCCGTGGCCGGGTCGACCTCCATCGCAGAGGACCACTTCTGGGAGCCCCAGGGTGTTACCTGATCGGGCCGGTTCGCCCAGTCGGCACGGGTCTGCGCTTCCTGGCTCGACGCGGCCGTCTTCTCGGCCATCGACGAGTAGTCGGGCGGGGGCGGGGGTCCTGATTTCTTGCCCATCAGTGGGTCCTCCGTGGCGCGAGCCACTTGCATTCGTCGCGGCGCATCCGCATGAGGAAGAGCGAGCCGTCGGGGTGAGCGCCGTCAAGCTCGACAACGAGCGAGAACCCCAGGCGGCGGTTGATGTCGAGCGCGACGATATTGTCACTCGGGACGAAGGCCAGGACCTGATTGCAGCCCATGACGTTGAACGGATAGTCGAAGCAGACGTGCAGCATCTTCTTGTCGATCCAGCCGGGCTCGCCTGCCATGTGCATCACGCACGAGGCTTCGTTGAAGCTGTCGAAGCCGACGACGCCACGCAGGACATGGGGCTCGCGGTCGGAGATCGAGCCGATGCACTGGATGTTGGGCGAAGGCACGAGGCCGATCCGGCTGCACAGCCAGTAGGCGAGGGCGTCCTGCGGCTGGGTCGCTATCACAGCACACCCCCAGGCTCCACCAGCGCCTGCCAGCCGACGAAGATCGTGTCGGCCGATGCGCGGACCTTCATCGCCAGGGCACCGTAGCG